GAACCTGTGTGTATAGTGTTTGAAGGACCCCCAGGAACTAATAAATCTGTTTTTATGACTCAATTAATTCAATATTTAGGAAAGTCCACTTATACGCATAATGTAAAGTCAGTAGATGATGGTAAAGATTTTTATGATAATTATAATGATGAGGAAGTGTTTGTGATGGATGATGTTGGACAGCAAGGTGTATCTCAGTGGAGAACCATTATTAATATGGTTTCTATGGTTAAATTGCCCTTAGATTGTGGTACTGCTGAATTGAAAGATACGAAATATTTTAATAGTGATATTCTTATTTTGTCTACGAATAATTTGTTAGGCATAAATGGGATAACTAAGAGCGATTGTATTTCGGATATTAAAGCTTTGTGGAGAAGATGTCATGTGTTTGATTTTCAGTATGTGCATAGGAGAGATAATGGAGAATTGACAGGATCAGTATATTATAAGCGTTTTGACCCTATGATTGGTAAAGTAACTAAGGAATTTAAACCAAATACTCTTAAGCACATGCCTTCGAGTTGTTTGGTAGATGATGAGTTAAAGTTTTTGGCTTGGGTATCTTGTATAGTTAATGGTCTGAATGATTATTATAAGAATATACATTCTGACTGTTTATTAGATGAATCAGATAAGAAGGTTATAGATAGATATATACAAGAGTTTGGATTTAGAGATGCCTTGTCTGGTGAAGTTGCAGGTGCATTTTTTGGAGTTAAATTGGTTAGAGAACTATTTGAGTATATGATTAATCAAATTGTTCCTTTAGTAGAAAGTTTCTTGGATAGTAAAGTAGTTATAGCTTCCTTATTGCTGTTAGGCTTAGGTTTGGTATCCTGGGTATATTTTGGATCAGCTAAAGATAATGAAGAAGGTATAGTTGAGAAGTTCCGGATGTCTATTAAAGAAAGAGGAGGAAACTCTGATGGATTAAGAATATTTCGTGGAGAGGTCTCAGAGGTTAGAGATAATGTGCCTACTCTTGTAGAAGCTGTTAAAAGTAGGTCAGTGCTGTTAGAAATTATGTCTGAAAATGGAGAAGAAGTAAATTATGCTCATGGTATTACTTCGGGACATTATATAATAGTCATAGGACATACTGTCCATAAGAGTATGAAAGTTTTAAATATTTATACGAGTTGGGATAATTTTTCGAATAAGAAAGTAGCTTTTAATAATATACCTTTTACAGTAGTATATGATAATGTAGAGACGGATATTAGTATCTTAAAGTTACCGGCCGGAATGTTATCGCCGTTTAAAAGCTGTACTAACTTGTTTAAGATGGATATAGATACTAATGTCAGACCGTATTTTGTTGTAGCCGGTGAGGTAGTAAGGCTGGATAGAAGTGTTGCTGTAGGACATACAGATACGGTGTATCATACTACTAGAGGTAGTCATTTATTGAAGAAAAGTCAACATTTAACATATAATATTTCTAGTCCCGGTTTTTGTGGCGCAGCTATAGTAGATGGAAATGCTGGTATTATAGGTTTTCATGTTGCAGGAGATGGCAATAATGGTTGCGCGATTATATTAGGTAGAGAAGATATTCGGAAAATAATAAGTGTGCTTAGTAATGATAATAACTTGATTGAGATAGAATCTAAAGACGTTCCGCAGGATTTTAGCGGTACAAGGTATCATACGGATATGTTTCATCAAGTACCTAAGAAGACGAAGATAATACCATCTCCGTTATTTGGATTTGTAGAACCTACTAAGTTTCCAGCTGCTTTATCTAGCTTTGGACCTAAAACTGTAGAAGTTATTTCCGCTAAATCTTTTGGACGAATTAAAGTTATACCACAGGCTGAGATAGATTTTAGTAAGAAGTGTTTAGATACGTTTATTGATGATTTTTCTGACTTGTCAGATTATGAAGTTATTAAAGGAAATGAAGTTTTATCTGGTCTGAACAAAGATTCAGTTAATGGTTATGGTTTGCAAGATGATAAGAATAAGTATATCGACTTTGACAAAGGAGAAGTGTTCGAAAGTTTTAGGGCTATTTTAGACGATTTGAATGATAGAGCTAATGTTGGTAAGCTCGAGATTACAGATGTGTTATATTATGAGACTTTAAAAGATGAGTTGCGAGTTAAAGCTAAAGTAGAGAAACCTAGGTCATTTCGTATTGCACGTTTACCAGTAATATTTATGATGAAGAAATTAATGGGAAATTTGATGATGCATATTCGTAAGTTTTCACAATTTAATCAGATTGGAATAGCCTTAAATCCCTATAAGGATTGGGAATTGTTGTATGACAGGCTTATCCAAATGGATGTTGTTTGGGATGGAGATATTGGCCAATTTGATGGAAGGCAATCCGCTCAGATACAAGATATGGTGAACGAAGTTGTTTTTAGTCATTACCGAGGAGAGTATCCAGCCTTATTAAAGGTTTTGTTGGAAGCAACTGTGAGGTCTTGGGTGTTAGTAAAGGATAAATTATTTTTAACTACTCACTCAATGCCTTCTGGTTGCTGGGTTACTTCTTTGTTTAATAGTTTTTACAACAGGTCCTATACTGCATGTTTGTATTATAGGGAGACTATTAAGAAAAAGTTAAATCCCAGTGTTGGAGAATGGCATAAGATTATGGATAATTGTACTGGTGATGATAAATTATGTGGAGTGCCAGAGAGCTTATCGGACAGAGTTAATGCTTTAACTATGAAGGAGTTTTTTGAATCTATAGGAATGACATTTACGGATGGAGATAAAGGCGCTATAGTCAATAAAGGAAAACCTATAAGTGAGTTAGTTTACCTGAAGAGACAATTTTTATATCATAATGAGATGAAGAAAGTGGTTTGTCCATTGAGTAAGGAAACCTTGTTGAATTCTATTATGTATGTGGATCAACGGAAGAATATGGAGGTTGTTATGTCGGGTAAACTAAGTGCCTTTCAGAGAGAGATGTATTTACATATGGATTATGATTACTGGATAGATAAATTAGAAATTAAGTGTAAAGAAATTGGTTATCCTTTTATAAGGTTACCAAGTAGCTATTTAAAACTGTTATTTACCCAAGATCCTGATACGGCTTATAGTATGTATCTGGAGGATTTTGGTAAGAAATTTACAGTAGATTAAGTAGTAGTGCGTATTGCGTTCAAACTCTCTATATCCGTATGAGAGGCGTCGACGCACTAGAGTATAACGGAGAACCGAGTACGCTTATGGTAATAAAACGTATTCGTAATGATTACCGCCCAAAATAATAACATGTATAATAATAATGACAATAATGCAAATAATAGCACAATTAATAATAGTAAAGTGTTTGGTGTAAATTATAGTGACGTAGCGGCACCTTCAGATTCTGCCCCTCAAGTTAGTAATAGTTTGTCAGTGTTGGGACATTTTAAGCAGATGGAGGGTATTAAGGCAACATCTGGACCTTTAGTGAATGACGTAGCTAATGTTTATGATAATCAGGTGCAAGTGCAAGCCAGAGATAGTACCATACAGACAAGGAAAATAGCTGATTCTATGATAGATGATTTGGTGATATCTAAACATCATCTACCAGATAGTTTTCGTATGTCGCTTAGCCCATGGTTGAATCGTCCTTTTTATGTTGGAACGGTCACTTGGGATTCTACTGCAGCTAGATTTTCTTTAATTACTTCCCCAATCGTTAATTTACCACGTGATGTTTTTAATGCGAATGGTTCATTAGCATCTATTTTGAGAGCAGCTGCTTTGTTTCGATCTAAATTATGTCTGAGTATATCTATTACAGGTACTATTTCTCATCAAGGGATGATTTTGGCGTCTGTTACTCCCCCTACTGTTTCGGGAACGGGGTATTGGACTAGTGGTGGTCGCTCCATAAATACTATGCTTTCTGGTCCCCATGGGTTTTTATCAGCCAATGAGGCTAGTAGTATATGTATTGAGGTTCCTTGGTATTATAATTATGATTTTGCAGTACTAGATTCGATGCCCAATGGATCAACTAAAGTGTGCCCTGATATTGTTATTCCTAATAGTGATTGTGCTACTTTGAACTTTATGGTTTTGAACCCTCTAGTCCCTTCGACTGGAGCTTCTACTTCTGTGTCTATAGTCATTGAGGCAATGTTTAAAGAACTAGACTTGTATGTTCCTCTTCCTAAACTGATGTCATTTATGACAGTAGTTCCTACTAGTATGGAAGGAGAAATGTTTCGAGTAGCCCAAGAAGCTACCGATTCGCTTTTTGCGTTAGGAAAGAAAACGGCAGGAGATGCGATAGATGCTATGCGTAATTCTCTTAGGAAATACACCGGATTACATAACCCAAATGATGCAACTTTAGATACTAAGCATGTTGTTACCCCTAGAAATTATTTGAATACGGTCGATTCTTCTACTTATATAGAAAAATTAGATCCTTATTCGACTTTTGATAGGGTTTACCATGAACCTGTGTTTAATACAGAGAAAGATGAAATGTTAATAAAGCATATAGTATCAAAGCCTCAGTATTTAGGCAGTTTTCAAGTTTCGTCCTCTAATCATGCAGGAGCATTGTTATGGACTAGACCTATTTCTCCTTATCAAGGAGGAAGTTCAGCTGCTCATTATATATCTAATAATATTGAGGCGATGTATTATATGACCAGAGCCTGGAAAGGAGGCCTTAAGTTGCATATTCAGTCGGCTATGTCTAATCGACATTCAGTTAAATTGAAAGTAGTTAAGCTGTATGCTCCTTCAGCAACTGTGGCAAGTAGTTATCCAACCTTATCTTCAGCTGCCGCAGGTGCTCCTACAGATCTTTTGGAGTTTTCTGGAGGAAATCAAATACTAGAGGTAAAATTACCTTTTCTTTGTAGAAATAGATTAAGTTATTGTTCGCGAGATAATGCGTATAATTCTGTCTTTGTGGGTCAATATTATATATATCTGGCACAGCCTCTAGTTTATGCTGAGTCAGCTCCCACTACAGTAGAATTTAACATTTATATGTCGTGTGACGAAGATTGTCAGTTTTATGGTTATTCACGTGATTTTGCTGCCGTGTCGTATTTTGGAGAGTCTGCTACGGTAATGAATTTGCCGTCAGGACAAGAGTCTTTATTAAGTTCATCCTCTAAAGATTCGTTAATAGATGATTCTCGTCTAGTGCCTTTGGTTGATGTTCGTCCTTTAATTCGACGTTATCAGATAGCCGATATATTAGAGTTACCAGTATTGGTTCAACCTATTGGTTCATTATCTTATGATTTGACTGACATAATCTGTGAATCTTTTGATGGATATTACCGTGGTTCAAACGGTATTGTCCCTGCAATGTTTTATGGAAAAAGTCCAGGTTTAAAATTTAAGGTTAAATGCACCCCTTCTGCGTTAACTAATATATCTTATATCCCTCCGAATGCGTATGCGGATAATGGACCTACACAAGGCCTAAGACGAACTAGACAAAATACTAATAATGCTGGATGGTATAGTGATTTCGAACCTACAAGTACTACGACAGATCCTCGAGGAGTTTTTCCTGTGCCAGGAGTTGAGTTTCCGGTTACCTGGATATTGAATACAGATTCTTCTGTGGTATCTGAGTACGAATTCGAGATTCCTTTCGTTTCTATCTCTAAATTTATAGGAGGCCCAGAGAAATTTACTCCAGCTCCTACGGTTCCTGCTACTACTATTACGTCTCCAGCCGCTGATTTCGGTTATTTACGTTTTAGTTATCACGTTGCTTCAACTGAAGAAACACCACCAACCTTAACAATCTATTATGCATTTACCGATGAAACCAGGTTTGGTTTTCAGGCTATTGCACCTATATTGAAAATGCCGACGGTTACAACTACTGCCCTGAGTTTCCTAAGTACGGATGGTACTCCTGGTAATTTGTTTGCTACCGCTTTACCTGCGTCGTTATATTATTCTAATTTAACGACAACTTACAGTTAATACTGAATGTAACATATATTTATAGTTCACACCCCCCCCTAATTTGTAGGGACTATAAATATATACTAAATTAGGGGGTGTACCCTTATACC